AATATAAGCACTAGAATATGACGACACTAAAATATATAAATCCATAATATTAACTGGTGTTGGATCAATGCGACTACGTGCCGGAGCATTATGTTTATATTGGAAATATAAACCGTTGCGTGTAGAATCTGTACCAACTACGTCTGTAAATAAATCTGGATTATCTGGAACTCCTGGCATTTGTGTGTCAGGGAATGTAACTAATACAATATTTTGATCAATGAAGCCGTCTGGTTCAACTTTACTATTATAAATTTTCCAAAGTATATCTTGTCCTAGTGGGACACCAGGATTAGTTGGCTTGTCGTTAATTTTTAATACCTTAATGGTGTCAGTGATAGGTAATCCTGTTGTACTATCGTACACACTCACTGCCGGATCGTAATAAAAATTAGTGGTTCCGTTGCTTGCAAAAGAATAACCTACTTGTTTATATGTAATGGTATACAAGCCAGCATTATAATCAAATCTCATGCCGTGCTTAGTGGCATTTGCAATCCAAGCAGATTTGCTACCAATGTCAGCTGGAAGAACATTTTTCCAAGTTTGATTTACTTGGTCATATGTTAATCCAAAGTTTAATGTTGATTGGATCTGACTAGTAATAGTTGGTATCAACGACATTGGTAAATCATTCATGTACGGAGGAATGATACTGTTCTTACCGGTTCGTGTAGTGTCACTTAAAATAGCACCATCAGGAACTACAGTAGCAAATGTCACTTGACTTGGCGTAGTAAAATTGTTGTTGGCAACTACACTAGATACCGTTGCATATAGATTTAAACTGTCTGTGCCCAAAGTTGGAGTACCAGCAACATTGGCATGGTGACTATCAAAATAATAGTTAGGAACTGCGGTAAATTGCAAACTTGCACCAGGTGCAACATATTGTAAGTTGCCAGTAATACCTGACCCAACTTGTAATGTATTTCCAGTAATAACATTAGCAAGATATCCCCAACTTGTTGATGTACTATATCCAGTTCTATGGAATACTACATTACCACCCAATGATGTACTTGTGTTATATCGAGGATATTTACTGTAATAGTAATTACGCATTTCTGTGCTATCTATTGCAGGAATAACTTGATTGTATATAGCCGAGTAAATGTCGTTGCTGGTTAGGAAACTAAAACTACTACTGCTAGTTGATGTGTTGGCTGTTAATATACCATCATCACCAAAAATGTTTGTTGAGCTGTAGCTACCGGTTGGATCAATCGCATCAAGGTATAAACTTACACCGCTACTTGTACGATTAATTGCTTTAATCTTTTGAATGCTTGTATAATTAGTTTTAGGAAAGATATTATAGTCTTCGCCTGTTACCATACGATTTTGTGTGTAGTACTGCTGTGGTGCAGAAGTTTTAATACTTGATAAGCTAGGTGCCGCGTTGGCATTAGTTACCGTATATTTTAAACTAGCAGTAACCGTTAGTGTCTCTAAGGTATTATTTTTACTAATGTAAGTAAATCCAATTTGCACAGATGCTAGATCGTCTGGGCTTATTGCAAATGTTGTACCGTTGCTGGTGCGGTAGTAAAATATAAACGATCCTTGGGGAATATTAGCAAAGGACCCGTCACCAAATACTAAATTTACTTGGTCATTGTTTAGTGTATTAATCTGATATAAATTCTTATCAGTTAAATTATTAAACACAACATTAGATCCTGGTAATGCCGGCACTGGTGTCCATTTAGTCTGTGGGCCACCATTAACATTCAAACTATATAACCATTGGTCTGAATTTGTAATGTGGTTTGTAGCAACTGATATAAAATTGTTTGGAATAGCATTAGTAATATCAAACTTAGTTGCACTTAGTGAACCTTGTTTAAAGAATGTAAAGAATCCAGTGTTATTACTTCCATTGCCATTGTTATCGTTACGATAAAGAATATTAAACTGACCAACTTTTGTAGGATCATCTTGATAAAGATAGCTTTCACCAACGCTTGTGGCACTTACAGCTTCAAAACTAGTCGGGGAACCTTGTACAGCAACTGAAAATCCAGCAACCGGCAAAGTATTAGGATTTAAAGAAATACTATATTCATCTGTTTGAATATTGTTAATTTTTTGGCTGTTACCAGGTTTGCCAATATTCTGGCTGGTAATTAAACTGGCATTAATAATAGTTGTAAATTGTTCTAGCCAGTTATCGTTTGTTAAATCATTCCAGTGGATTGTGGCATTGGATAAGTTAATACCCGCACTATCAATTACATTTTCTGTTGTTTTAACTGAGTCAAATTTTAATAATCCGCTGGCCGCAGTAGTACGGCCAGGATTGTAACTTAGCATACGTGCTAATTTTAAAATACTGTCTCGACGTTGGGCGGTGTCAATAAAGTTTTCGCGAGCGTTTAAATCTGTACGGAAGGCAAGGCTCTGTCCCAAGAAAGCGATCATATCAATTAAAGCTAGATATTCGCTTGATTCTAGGAAGTCGTTGAATGTTTCAGGATAGTAAACCTTGATGTAGTTAATCATACTATTACGCAGAGTTTCAAAGTCGTAACTTGTAAAGTCTGCGTTAGTAAACGATTGGTACACCTTAGTCCAGTCCTGCTGGACTAATAAACTGGTTTGACGTGTGGTTTGTGCCATATTTTATTTGCCTATATTACCTATATCAAGTATTTATCAGGCGGGATAATATGGTCAGTTAATTCGGGGAATTAAGAAGTAGTTAGTGTTTGGCTGCTTTTGTCAAAGTTCAACGAAATCATTTCTGATTGATCGGTTGGAATATAAGATAATGTTAGCTGAACAAGTAATCCAGTATCTTGTGCAGTAACAGCAATTTGACCGACACGTAATCGTGGGTCGTAACTAACAATTTTTATAATATCTTGAGTAATTATATCCTGTGTGCCTTCGTCTAGGGGCTCAAACAGCATATCCCATATAATAGTACCAAAGGTAGGTTGCATTAACTTCTGTCCTTTTTTTAGACTGAAGTAATTGAGTAAATCTTGTTTAGCCAGTTCGTAGTCCGTCAAAGTGTATTTCTTTGAGCTTGTACGTGTACTGAATCCGCGATATGTAATAGCCATGTTGTATTTATCGACTTAAAATAGTGATAGCGTAACGTCCGCTATTGTAAGAGTTTGTGCCGTTGCCCACCCCCGAGTACCTCCATGCATACGCACCAGTTCCCGATATTTGTGTTATTGTTGGTTTTGATCCGGTACCCAAGGTCCAGCCCACATAGATCATGCCGGCAACAACATCGTTTGTGTCATTAACCTGGATGCTTTCGTTTGCCACTAACGCATTGTATAAATCATATACTGCCCGATATGCTAAATGTTCTTGGGCGGCATTACTAGATAAAAATCCAGACAAACTTGTGATATTATACTCAATTGAACCTGATTGCCAGCAATTGACGTAGTTTACACAATCTGTTCCGTAATGCTGGTTAGATCCTACAGCAAGAAATCCATATATCTCTAATGCTTGTGTACTAAACTGATATCTTCCTAGTCGATTATCTGTACTTACGAGTGTATAATCCCAGGCGCTTTTATCATATGCAATTTGAGCTATTAAGTTTTGAACTTCAGTATTAGATAATCTATCTATGCTGGATGTAGCCGGTATTGCCAATGGTGCATCTGCGCGACCAAGCCAGCTAGCAGGTAACGGATTTGTTATTCCTTGTTTACTTGCTTGTTGTGGGCCAATATTTTGTAACATATTATAAGAAACTTGCCGCGGCTTGGTAACCGCCACTGTTTGCGGCCATTTGTGCAATACCGGCGGCCATTTGTAATTTACCATTGCCCATTGCTGTACGATCCCATGGTTCGTGTGTTGGAACAATAGCACAGGTTGAAGTTACTTTTGTAACTCCAGAAATCCACTGTTTACCAACAACTGATGTGTCAGGTAACATGTTTGGTATTGGCGGAAGACTTGGAACTGGCGGCAGTGGCGGAGCGGCTTTGGCACAATTCAATGACAGTACTGATCCATCTATGGCCATTATTCCCATCGCGCCAATTGACATTGCGGCGCCAGCACTTATACTTGTTGCGCCAACTGCGCTCATTTTTAATACAGCACCAGATGACACACTCACTGCACCAATTGCACTTACACTGACTAGACCATTTGCTTTCACTGATGTGGCCAACATTGAACTGGTACTCAATGTGCCAACCGAGTTAATG